GGCTTACACCGTCGGCGATGTGCGCGTGTGTCGCCTCTTGCACCACCAGATTTGCCGTGCCGGTGACGCCCAGTGTGATGTTGTCGGCAGCGTGACCATGCAAAGCCTCGGCAATGGTGAGGTAGGTCGCCATGCTGAATGAGGGTGAATCGGCAATGTGGGTGTGAGATGCGTCTTGAATGATTAACGATGCGCTGCCCCCACCCACCGACAGGGGCAAAAACAACTTACGGTCAACCGGTGCAAACACTTGCCAAGGGTTTTTGACGACATCATCTGGGAGTGTTTTATCACTCCAGACCATTAAGCCAGTGCGAGCGTACTGATGGCCTGAATATCCGCTTCCGGGCGCACCAACGGTGACACCAAATGTAGCAGCTGGACCACCCAGACCGCCAATTCCTGTCAGGGATAGAAACTCGCGGCCCTTACTGGTAATAACGTCAATGCCGAGATCGCTGAAATTAAGCAACACGGTGATTGGTACACCTAGCTGCGCTTGGATGCTTGTGTATAGCGTAGATACGCCGGATGCACCGCGATGAACAGTGACCCCGATGTTCCCAGATGATCCAATCAGTAAGTAAAACTGCCCGGCGTTGTTGCCGCTGACCGTGGGGGTCTGCCACTTACCGGCCACGTAAGGGTAAGACGCGGAGTGAGCCGTGATCCGGCCATGCCACAAAAAGCTAGACCCCAAACCCGCATACATCGGCTTTGCTTGCGGAAGCCAAAAACCTGATGCGTAAGTAGTTCCAGTGGGGTATTGCTCCCAGTACCCGTAAGCATTTGCCGCGACGTAAGAGGGATGCGAGCCGTTGCGCTGAGTACTTCCGGCAATGCCACTGTAAAGCACCCCAATATCTAGTGGCTTTGCCAGCGGTGCCCAACTGCTACCGGGTTGAGATACCCGCGCAATTGGGCGTGAGATTAAAAACATCAGGCGTTGTCTATACTTGAAAGTTCAGACAGGAATGCTTCACAGGTGACGGCTTGGCCTGTGTTGCCTGTAATCTCCACTTCGCAGTGCATGACGCTCTGATCAATCGGGATAGACCATTCACCCACGGTTGATGCAGACGTGCCATTACCCACGACATAGATTGTCTTCCAGTCCGCACCTGCCCCCGCAGCGGTTGGCGTTGATCCTGTGTTGTGAGCAACAAGAACACGCGCTTCAGCTTGCAGCGTTGGCCCTGTGCCACCATTGGTTAGCTTGACTGTGAGCAGACCGCCGAATGCGGTACGTAGATCAACCGTACCGCGTGTAGTAGCACCTGCGGTGTTGGACGTAGCGGCAGCAATGAGGGTGCGTGCGGCTTTCGTTGCAGTTGCAGTCGTCATACCAGCCACTCCCCATCAGCAGACCAGCACACACGGCGCACGGTCATTTCGTCAATTGGCGTCGATGTTTCAGCCAACGCCTTGAGTGCTGCGCCATCTTCCGGCGTGCAGACTTGATCAATCATGGCTCGGGTAAGTGCATCCCCAACATCAAGCCAACCATTGGCCACCAGTTGTTTCACATGGCGAAAGTCGGCGACGTTATCAATGATGTCGAGCAGCGTATTACCTGCCACAAGGCCAATCGTCCCAATCACTTTTCCCTTGCCAATCTCGCAGGCGCGGATAGTGACCACAGGCGGCAAAGCATCGGCAATGGCTTGTGTGTCCTGCATTGCCCGTAGCTCGGCAGGCAACGCCAGAATGTCGTCAATGAGTGCCATGACTAAGCAGGATCAGCAATCTCAATATCCCAAGCCGGGAAATTGACGGTGTTGGAACCATTGGCGGTCACAGCCTGCGAGGTGCAGGTGGTAACGTAGGACAACTTGCTGTTGGTCACGTCGAGCAAACAAACGTGGGTGGCAGTGCCGCTGGTGTCAATCAGCACGCCTGACTTTGCAGCAGTCGTCACCTTGCGACCGGATGTGTCGCCATTGGCAAGCGTGAAATCACCCGAGGCCATCGTCACATCGGCCAGCGCATAGGTCGCATTGCCTTCGGCGTAGGTTGTCGGTTGTGCCGAGCAGGCAACCTGCCGCGTTACATTGTTTTTGATGATGTTCAGCGCACCATCCAAAACGTCGTCATGAACTGTTTTAGCCATTGCTGTCACCCGTCCCGATTACTGAGTTATTGACTGCCAGATTGGTTTCACCGCTTGCCGCTGCGCCCGTAGCTACGCGGCCATCCACGTCTTCAGCCCAACCGTTGGCGACAAAACGAGCGCCATCGTCATCGCTGACGGTGCGCACGTCGTCCTGATAAAACTTCTCTTTCCCGTCGAGGAAAGTCGCGGTGCATTTGATTTTCATTGCTGCTCCTGTTTATTGTGAAAGTAGAAATCAGCCATTGACAGTTCCGGCGACTAGATCATTGACCCGAAGATCGTCTTTGTTTTTTGAAAAAAGGATGACGTTACCTGCTGCCATGTTTATTGCTCCTTGCAGTAAATTTGTTCATTTCAAAAGGTTGCTCTCAGATAAACCTTGTGCAGCACGAGGTTGTCGGTTTCGTCATGTGGAGGAAGGCAGAGGCCAATGTCCTTGCCGACGTGTTGCGGGAGAACAAGGAAGCTCAAGCCACGCTGGTCGAGTGTTGCCCGATCCGCCCCACGACCATTCTCCACAAACCATGCAAAGTAATCATACATGGTTTGGCAGTTGGCAGTTTCCGGGAAGGTGGGAGCGTGAGTCATTTGTTTGCTAGCGTATTGATCGTTTCATCTTTGGCTCGGTTGACGCGAGTAGTGCCGAATTCAAAGTTGTATATGTTGTCCAGATAGCCCAAAAACCGACCAAGCACCAGTGTGATGATGCCTTTCAGATACTCGTTGACATCTTGATCTCTCCAGATAAGAAAGACCAACCCGCAAATCACCATCACGGCCAGGACGTACATGGTGTCCGCGCGATAGTTGTGTCCGGTGACGGCGACTATCTTAGCGTCGCGTTCACGAGCAGAATCAACGTTCTTGAACTCCAGCTCAGAGTAGCGGAACCCGCGTTCAGCTTCCTCGTCCTTATACTTCATCTCCAGCTGTCGCAGACCGCTGATCTGTTCACCCGTAAGCGACCCGTTTTCAATGACAGCTTTGATTTTGTCTTGGGTAGGCTCGCTTAACCCAATAAGCGCCCCAATAGCAGTAACCGCAGCTCCAGCCAGCGGTCCCCCTAGCGCACTGGCTACCGTAGGGGCGAGTGCCTTAATAGTATCTAACCAGCTCATTTGATCACCTTGCCGTCAATAAGGTCCTTTATTGACAGTCCTCCGCTGTACTGACAATGTGCAGATTCCCGCAATTTTCCCGTCCAACGCCCAGCCCACTCAAGCCCGACAGATTCCGCGATGACACCAGCTTTAAGGTAGAGCGCTTTGTCGTTCCATGCAGGTTTCCCAGCCACCAGCGGAACAAAGTCAAATGCACAGCGCCAATTATGCCAAGATTGACCAGCCCGAGCGTTAGTAACAATTTTGCCGGGTGTGGTGCGTCCTTGCTCATACAATACCTCCTGTTCTGCACCAGAACGATAGGTACAGTAGATTAGAATATCGAGACCCTCGCGCTTACAAGCGGCCAGAAAATGCTCAGCTTTGGCTTTGACTATGGGATTTAGGTCAGACAGAGAGCGAGAAGCCATAGAGCTACTCTCCTTTAGTCGTTTTAGTGACGCCGAAGGCATTGAGCTGTCGCTCTACGGCGCGTTCAACTGCAAACAAAAGGCGTGTTGCCATGTGACCAGATACACCCGCTGCTGCGGCGCAGAGACCCGCGGGCTGATTCCATGAGTCGAGCAACATGAATACCCCTAGACCTACGAATCCACTGGTGAAGATCTCGCCTATTAGCTCGACGAAATTAAAGACCCTTACATGGCCACTACGCAGTTTAGCGTACCAGTTGACCAGTCCACCGCCCATGGCCATGGCGAGGGCGAGCGCCCAGGTTCCCAACGTCCAAGTTAGGGGATCTTTTTCAGGCATCATTGAATCCCCTGAGCTTTGCCCTGAGCATCACGAACGATGGTCTTAGGCTTATTGAGTGTTTCGATTGTGGCTCGGAGCCCGTTCATAACCTCACCAAGAGCATCGTTGGTACGGTCTTTTCCCATCTGAGATAGTATCTGGTTCATTTGTTCAAGGTGAGGAGTAAGGTCAATGGGCTCTTGCGGAACTTGTTCAGTCATGGTATTCAGCTGCTGAGACATCTGCTCGATAGCAATCTTGGTCTCATTGTCATCACGATTCTTCAGAAGCTCAGTCATCTGCTTCTGGTGATTATCCATCTCATTCTTCAGGAGTTCAACCTGGTCCTTATTAGCCTTAGCTTCAGCTTCAGACTGGACCTTGATCTGTTCAATGTAGTTGTCGAACTGCTGCTGAGACTGTTCCATTTGCTGCTGGAACTGAGCCTGGCTGGCTTTCATGGCCAGAGTGGCCTGCTCAAGTTGCTGGTTGGCCTGCTGCTCCGACTGTTTGTTCTGCAGAGTAGCTTGATCCATCTGCGTCTTCCGCTGGATGTCCATCTCCGCGATCTTGATGGACGCCTGTACTTCCGGAGGCATCGGCGGGGGCGGAGTACGCTGCTGCAGAGCTTGCTGAACCTGTTGAATCTGCTGAATGACCGGACCCAGCTCTTGCGTTAGCTGTTGCTGAGCCATGCCTATGGCTTGAGCCACCACTTGATCATTCACCTGTGGAGCCCCAGTCTGCATCATGATCTGAGCCGCAGCCTGTTGAGTAACCACTAGGGTGTATTCTTGAATATGCTCTTCAATGTGACCCATGAGAGCGCCCAAAGCCTGTGGAGGCACCAGGGGATTCTGAGACTGCACAGGTGAGGATATGAAGACCAGATGCCCCTGGATGTGAGCCATATGATCTTGCTCAGGAGCGGACTTCAGTGGGAAGCCCCGCAGAGACTGAAGGTTTTCTGTCAGGATGTCCGCAGTAACCGGATCCTTCTGTGGTGGTAGCAGCTCATCAACGTTCTCGATCCGCATCTGCTTGAGAGCACGACGACGAACGTTGACCTGGTTCCAAGGAACATTAGGATTGCCTGCGTCTTGCTGAGCCATCTGCATAATGGCTTGTGTCTGAGCGAACCGCTGTGCTTCAGAGAAGATCGTGGGGTCAGAAACTGGAATAACATCCATCGTGCCCAGGAAGTCTTCACGACGAACCGTGAGCTCTCCCTGGTCTTCAATGACCTCTTCCTGATCCAGGTAAGTACCATTCAGACGATGCAGGATGGCTAGAGCACGTTTCTGGGATTCGTGCAGGCGAGCGTGGATGGCTGAGTAGGTGTTGGAACCCTGCTCAATCAGCGCCATCGTGGTGCCAACCGGAGTACGGTCGCCTACTTGACCTATCTTGTCCTCAGCTGTAGCCACTACTCCACGAGCCAGCCCGTACAGATCCTGCATAAGCGTCTGCAGAACTGGGCTGGGCTGATTGAATGGCATCGGCATAGCTAGCTTGCGAATGTCATCGATGCCAGCCGGACCCTCTATCTCACAAACCTGAGTAACACTGACTTCAGTATTCTGCCCAGAGATCCGCCCAGCTTTGAGCTTGAGCATCGTCGCGGCGTTGTTAATGTGAGCCGAGTCTAGAAGAGCACGAAGGGCGCCAGTGAGTGCAGCAGCAAGGCCACCGATAAGGTGTGGCAAGCCAATAGCATAAGCCCCTCGCCAAGGTATGAACTTCCACTCCACAAACCAGTCAAGCTTGAGGAGTCGATCATCCCCTTCTTTCCAGTTGCGATAGATGGATAGGACTTTTTCGGTGTCTTCGTCGATAGTAACGATGTAAGGAGCTGACTCACCTTTAGTGATATCATCACCATCCAACATCTGCCAGCAATAGATCTCAAGGACCGCCCGAACGCCATCTTCGTTGTAGCCGTCTTCTTCACGACCCTCAATCTTATCATTGGCCGAGCCTGAAGCTGTACTTTCCGGGGCTGAGTGAGTATCCGTGTAGAAGATGTCTTCATACAGCTTAGAGGTGATTCGACGGCGGAACTCATACTTGGTGAGCAGTTGACGATGCGTAACTCGAGCCGCAGTATAGAAACCCGAGGCAGAGTAAGGCAAGTAAATCTCATCGATTGGAACGAACTCGACGCAGGAGCGACCTAAGCGCTCATCATACCAGAACTTCTGATACTGACTGCCTCCCAGAGGAAGCTGGGTTAGAAGCTGTTCAAGTTGCCCACGATACTCCTCGATTTGGGTCGTGAGCTGCCAGTTCATGTACCGAGTCTTGCGATTGGCTTTGTCTAGCTTCTGTGTGGTGGTCTCACCCGTGACCCAAGGTTTGACAGGACCTGATGCTGGAAAGAGTTCTTTGATTGCTCGACTGGAAAAATCCACACAGGCTTCGGCCAGAACTGGATGTACCACTTTGCTAGCGCCTTCAAACTCAGCGCCGCCCGGTGCGTCATTGCCAAGTCCGGTTCTACGAAGTCCTTCCTCATACTGTTTGTCCCTTTTCTCGCGCGACTTCTTGTCACGCTCGATAAGCTCAATAAGCTCATCAGCAACGGCAGTTACTATGTCCTTAGGCAGGGTGAGGACCAGGTTGTTCAGGAAGTCGGTGCTTCCAGCCTGAGGAGCTGTGGGATCCTCAAAGTCTACGGAACCATCGGGATTCTCAGTGAATTCCCCTAATTCCTCTTCCGGAAGCTCTACTTCGACTTCATTTTCCACTGGATTTCTTCCCTAGACTTGTCATGACAATTATATCTCGTTTTACCGCCCCAGAAACCTATCTAGATCCTCAAAATGCGGTGGAGGCACTAATCCACCTTCGGCCATCTCAATATGCTCGTCCGGAATCCAGCCATCATTGAAGTTCGGGTCATCAATCGCATCTTGCATGAGAGACTTCAGCCCAGGATTAGCCTTTAATAGCTCATCATGCTCTGATAGAGTCATGAAGCGAGATCCTTTATGGCCCGCATACTCAGACATATCCCTCATCCCAGTGTTCTTCATGTCTCTGACCGTACCCCAGGGCTGTGAGTTCAGGAAGTCCTTAAGGTAGGGCTGAACGGTCTCCAGTATCTCTGGAGTGATAGCCTGAGAGGGGTCTCTCTTGCCCGAGCCTTTGATCTGATTGAGAGACCAAGAGTCATCGCTACCTTTCTGAGCCTCAACTGTAACACGGGGCTTCCCTTCAGGGTCGCGCAGAGCAAAGACCCGTTTGTTGCCAGCTATCACGTCGTCGCAGTAGTTACCCACGCAGTGGCCCATGTAGTCGCCTTCAGCGGTTAGCGATTTCTGCAGGCTGTTTCGGCCCCGAGGACGAATGTTCCTTCGGTAGTTATCCATAGCCTCATCCCACTCCTTGGGGCTCAGATGAGCATTAGCGGATTCAAACTCATCGGGAGTCATTGACCCCTTAGGCTCTTTAAACTCGACCCAGCGATAGCCCTCGGGATAGGCCTTGTGCTCGAAGACAGCCTCGCCTTTGAGTGACTCTAGAGCGGCCTTCTCTTCCGCTGCAGCTTTGGCCATGCGTACGTTGTGTGCATCGCGTACAGCGGCTTCCACACCGAAGGATCCAGAGTTCAGTTGCTCGGGGTGAATGCGACCCTCGAGTAGCGCGTCATAGACGTGTTGATGCAAACGATCTAAGCCCAGGTTTCTCATGGTGTACTTAGGCTCATACAGAGAGAATACAGGCTCATCAACCTTAAGTTTGTCAATCCAGGGGTTCTGATCCACTGCTGGGCCACGTTCCTGCTGTAGTATGCCCGCGGTGTTTCGGCTGATGACGTTGTCTGAAGCGCCTTCCCAGGTTTTGGCCATGTCTGACTTACCGTGGAAGGATTGACCCCGACTGGGCCACTTGCCATAAGTGCTCATGTTGACATTGAGCTCTTGGGGGTCAATATGCAGAATGTTCTGCTCGGCCAGCTTTCTGATGGGGTCTCCCTCAGTAGCCATGTCCTTTGTGATATAGTTCTTCAGTGCACCTTGAATCCATTTGTCCATTGTGCGGGCCTTTTCCATGGCCTTGGCCCTGGGCTGAAGAAATTGAGCGATCGTGGGGTCATTCATTAGCTGCTCAAGATTAGTAGCTCTAAGCTCTGGTTTGATCGCTTGTTCAATGTGCTGAGGTATCCAGTTGCCTCCCTTGTCTTTGATCACGTTCAGGGGAGCCACCGCACTTAGCGCGCCTCTGAGGGGGCCTTCGCCCATCATACCCCGATGTACCTGACCTGCGGCATGCTTGGCTAATGCTGGAGCTGCTCTAGCCGGAGCTGCTATCATACCTGGTAAGGTAGTGACGGCGTCGAGTAGCTGCTCTCCACGTCCAGTCTTCATTTGGGGGATTAAGCTACCAGTGCCTCGACCCGTAACTCGCATAGGGGCATTACCATAGGCCCACTCATTTACCTCTTCTGGGGTCTTGCCCATCAGAAGGTCGCCTAGACCACCCAGAAAGGGCACATCTACCCGATTTCCTTGTCTCTTGGCCGAGGCCAGAGCATCAGAGATGGCCCCTAGCACTGAGTTGCGGGGTGAAGCCTTAAGTCCTGCCACAATTACACTCCTTCATTCTTACTAGGCCGCCCTTCGCTAGTTCCATTCCCCAACTCTTGGGGTCTACGGTTAGGCCTTTGCTACGGTAGTAATCTACCAGCTCTTGCGTTGCAGCAGTCGCGTGGGGTTTGCGATACTCTCTGGCCAGAGCATTGAGGGTAGGGTTAGTAATGCTTGGCCCCTTACCTTCAGACAGGATTCCCGCTATGTACTGGCTCTGAGGATCGACTACGGTCCATCCACGTGCTGGAGACATGATCTCATAGAGATGCCGTCCGGTGTTGCTACCCTCCATGAGCTCTTGCAGAATGTCCGCGGGTATGGGGGTGTTGTCTGGTTTCTTAGCCTTCAACTTGGCATAATGAGCCGACTGAGCTTTACTAGCATCTTGCATCTGATTATAGAAATCATCCGAACCATTCTCTATGCGCCTCAGCTTGGCTGGTGGCGTGGATATAGCCTCTATTGAGTCACCTCGAAACAAACGACGCAAAGCCCCCGGTTGAGAGGCGAATTGAGCGATTTTAGCTAAAATGCTCATTTCTCATTCACCCATAGGGGACTGATGTCAATCGGCTTGTCGCCGAACATGATCTGCTGCCTGAGCATCTCCAGAGGGCTCATTCGGTTTGGGCCTTGAACCCGCTCATCCCACATACCTTTAGGATAGTCAAGCTCCTGTAGCTTGAATTCCTGTCCAGGGAGTAGGTTCGTGAGCACTGGATCATCGCCATACAGCTCTTGCATCGCTTTCATGCGGTGGCGCCCTTCGAACCCC